AGTTGGTGCAATGTTCAGTTCTAATACTGAAACAAATATCACAGCAACTTACCAAGACTCTGATGGTACAATAGATTTAGTTATAGGTACTTTAAACCAAGATACAACAGGTAACGCTGCTACAGCAACTGCTCTTGCAAGCGCTAGAACTATACATGGAGTTTCTTTTGATGGTACAGCTAATATCGATTTAACTGAGGTTGTACAAGACACAGTTGGTGCAATGTTCGGTTCTAATACTGAAACAGGAATTACTGTTACATACCAAGACGGTGACGGAACAATAGACTTAGTTGTAGGTACTTTAAACCAAGATACTACAGGAAATGCGGCTACAGCCACAGCATTAGAAACTGCTAGAACAATTGCAGGTCAAAGTTTTGATGGTTCAGCAAACATAACTATCGCTTCAACTGATTTATCAAATACAAGTGCAATTGCATTATTGACTGCTTCACAGACATTAACAAATAAAACAATTAGTGGTGGTAGTAACACACTTACAAATATTGCAAATGGTTCATTAACAAACTCAGCAATTACTATCAACGGATCATCCGTTTCATTAGGTGGTTCTGCTACAATTTCAGCAGGTACAGATTGGCAATCAGTCAAAACATCTGCTTTTACAGCAGTTGCTGGTGAGGGTTATTTTGTAAATACTACATCAGCCGCAATAACAGCTACATTACCTAGTTCGCCGAGTGCAGGAGATCAAGTGAGAATTTTGGATTATGCAGGAACAGCAGATACTAACAATATCACAATTGCTAGAAATAGTGAGAAGATTATGGGTGCTGCTGAGGATTTAGTTGTTGCAGTCGAAAGAGCTTCGATTGGTTTAGTTTATGCTGACTCTACTCAAGGTTGGTTGCTAATAGAAAACATCTAATAGTTATCCTGTTATATTATAAATATTACTGAATAACTTAAAAGGTAAAAAATGGCAACACCAAGTACCAGAGAAACATTAAAACAATATGCTTTGAGAGCATTAGGTAAGCCGGTCATTGAAATAAATGCCGATGATAGTCAATTAGAAGATAGAATTGATGAGGCTTTACAATACTTCTCTCAATACCATTATGACGGTATCAAAAGATGTTATCTAAAATATAAATTAACATCTGCTGATAAGACTCGTTTATCTGCCAAAAATCCAGCATCCGAAACAGCTACACAAGATAGTGTATCGACAACTTGGTATGAGGATAATAATTACTTGGTTACACCAGAATCTATAGTTTCAGTTATAAACATTTTTCCATTTTCAAACAAAGGTAATCTAAACTTATTTGATGTAAGATATCAATTAAGATTAAACGATCTATATGACTTTTCATCTACATCAATTATAAATTACGATGTGGTATTAAGACATTTAGATTTTTTAGATCATATTCTTGTCGGTGAAAAACCTTTAAGATTTAATCAACATGAAAATAGATTATACATTGATATGGATTGGACTAACGATTTGGCAACAGACGAATATGTTGTTATAGAAGCTTATAGAAAATTAGACCCTACAGTTTTTACAGATGTATTTAATGACATATATTTAAAAAGATATACAGTTGCTTTATTTAAAAAGCAATGGGGTGCTAACTTATCTAAATTTAATGGTGTTGCTATGTTAGGTGGTGTATCGTTAAATGGTCAGGAAATATATTCTCAAGCGTTGCAGGATATAGAAAAATTAGAAACAGAAATCAGATCAACATTCGAGTTAAACCCAGCAATGATGATAGGATAATGCCATGCCGGTCAATCATTACTTTCAAAGTGGAAACGGTATAGGCAACACAGCCGAAAAAAGATTACACGAAGATTTAATTGTCGAAGGCCTAAAGATTTACGGCAAAGACGTTTACTATTTACCAAGAACATTAGTTAACCGAGATTTAATTTTAGGAGAAGATATGTCTTCTAAATTTGATGACTCGTATCTAATTGAAATGTATATGGAAACTACTGAGGGTTTTGCAGGAGACCAAGAATTAATTAATAAGTTCGGATTAGAAATCAGAGAAGACACAACTTTTATGGTTTCAAAAAGAAGATGGCAAGATCAAGTTGATTCATCACATACAATGATTGTAGAGGGAAGACCAAACGAAGGCGACATAATTTATATGCCTTTGATGAATAGTTTTTTTGAAATACAATTTGTTGAAGATCAGGAACCTTTCTTTCAATTAGGTCAATTACCGGTTTATAAATTAAGATGTACTCGTTGGGAGTATTCATCTGAACAACTTAATACAGGTGTTACAGATATTGATAGTGCTGAAGATCAATATAGTTTAGATCAATTAGCACATCAAGTTACACTTGAAGATGGTACAGGTGCATTACAATTAGAAAATGATAGTGTGGGTGACGAAACAAATTATATGTTATTAGAAAGTTATGCTATACAAACACAATCACCGTATGCCGACAATATCGATTTAGATACAGAGGCAGGTTTTGATACAGCTTCTACTGCTGATGATATTTTAGATTTCACAGAAAGAAATCCTTTTGGTGATGTTGATGGAGGTCTTGTATAATGTTTGGCAATTATTTCTATAACGAAGGTATGAGAAAGATGACCGTTGCGTTTGGTCAAATCTTTAACAACATACAAATCAAAAAAAAGAATAGTAGTGGTAGTGTCATTCAATCTATCAAAGTACCTTTAGCATATGCACCTAAAGAAAAATTTTTAGTAAGATTAGATGAACAAGCGAGTTTAGACGAAAGAGAAATGGCAATTACTTTACCTCGTATGTCATTTGAAATTACAGGTATAACTTATGATGGTAGTAGAAAGTTAACAAGAATACAAAAATTTAAAACAGTTAAATCAAGTGCTGATGGTAAAATATTAAATTTTAATTATACACCAGTACCCTACAATATGTCATACTCTTTACATATATTTACAGCAACTGCTGAAAGTGGATTACAAATAGTAGAACAAATATTACCATACTTTCAACCAGACTATACAGTAACTATAAATCAAATACCTGAAATGAATATTAAAAGAGATGTACCTATTATTTTAAATAATGTTGCTTTTGATGATTCTTATGACGGTAGTTTTACACGAAGAAGAGCTGTTATTTACACATTAAATTTTACAGCAAAAACTTACTTATTTGGTCCTGCTGGTACTCAGAAAGTTATTAAACAAACTCAGTCCGATCTATATACAGATACAGATAGTACAAGTAAGAGAGAAGAGAGAATTATAGTTGTACCTAGTCCTACAAGCGCTGACGCTGACGATGACTTTGGTTTTACAACGACCATACAACATTTTGACGATGCTAAAAATTACAATATTGATAAGGATAGTGATGAGTAATCGTATAAATATTACTAAGGAACAAATATGGCATTAAGTAAGGTAAAAACTAACTCAATAACTGACAGCGCAGTAAGTGTCGACAAGGTTGCTACAGACGCTGTTACTGTTGTAAAAACAGCTTTTGAATCAAACACAGACGATTTACCATTACCTAGAGGAACTACTGCTCAAAGAGCTGGTTCACCAGGAACAGGTGTAATTAGATTTAATACAACATTGACAACCTGGGAAGGTTACAATGGAAATGTTTGGGCAGGTATTGGTGGTGCAGGTAACCCTTGGACATCAATAGACAATTCAGATTCACCTCACACAGCAGGTAACAATGATAGAATTTTTGTAGATACATCTTCAGCTGTTGTTACTGTAAATGTTCCAGCAAGTCCACAAGTTGGTGATATAGTAAAAGTAGTTGATGTTGCAGGATCATTTGATACAAATGCTTGTACAATTGCAAGAAACTCACATAAGATTATGGGATTAACTGAGGACTTAGTATTAAATTTAGAACACACAGCAATTGAATTAGTTTATTCAGGTGCAACTTACGGTTGGAAACTAGCGGAGAACTTCTAATGTCTAATTTAAATCAATTCAATAGAGTAAACTCAGTATTTAAAGGTACTGACAGTATAACATTACCTAGTGGCACTACAGCTCAAAGAGTTTCAGGTGCAGGTAAATTAAGATTCAATACAACAACAAAAGTACCAGAGGCTGGTACAGGTTCTAGTTTTATACCATTTGGTTCTTTTCAACATAGTGTTGATAGTATATCACCTTCGTCTGTATCTTATTCAGGTTCAGGTAACTTTACAATAGTAATCACAGGTGTATCTTTTACTTCAGGTATGACAGTAAAATTTATTGATACAGGTGGTAACGAAATTTCAGCTGATACAGTAACTTGGAATAGTGCAACTCAAATTACTGCTGTAGTAGCTCAATCAGGTTTTAACGGCAAAACTAGTCCTTTTGATGTTAAAGCTTCAAAACCAATTGGCAAACAAGACCAATTAGATAATAGTTTAACGGTTTCAGGACTATAAATAGAATAGTAGGAGAAAAATTTAATGAGTGATCTTAGAGATTTTACAGGAAAAAACAGAGTTTTTACGGGGACAGATTCAATAACAGTTCCCTCAGGTACAACAGCTCAACGAGTTGATGGTACTGCTAAAGTTAGATACAATAGTACAGTCGGTGTTTTAGAATATTACGATGGTAATGCATGGGTTTTATTAGATACTGATCCTACAATTAGTGGCATTTCTCCTACAAATGTTACAGAAACAGGATCTACTAACGTTGATATCGTAATTACAGGAACAAATTACTTATCTGGTATGACAGTAACGTTTATACCAAACTCAGGTTCTAACTTTAATGCTAGTTCAGTAACACTTGATAGTGCTACACAGATAACAGCTACAGTTGCAAGATCGTCATTCGATAATGCTAGTGAGCCATATGATATTAAAGTTACAAAACAATCTGGTTTAAATGCACAATTAGATAATCAACTTAACTTTAATGCTACACCTACATGGTCGACATCAGCAGGTAATATTGCTGAAGTTGCTGACGGTGCTAGATCAGGATTTTCAGTTACAGTAACAGCTTCAGACGCTGACGGTAACACAATTACATATTCTCATGTATCAGGTTCACTTCCAAGTGGTGCTTCATTAAACACTTCAAATGGTGTTATATCAGGTAACTTAAGCTCTGTAGGTTCAAATACAACTTCTACATTTACAATTCGTGCTTCAGACGGTTCAAATACAGTAGATAGAGAATTTAACATTGTAGTAAAAGCTTTACAAATATCAACTTACACATCAGGTGGATTTACATTTTCAGTACCATCAGGAGTATCAGCAGTAAGAGCTCTTGTTGTTGCAGGAGGCGGTGGTGGTGGAACTACTATCGGTGGAGGCGGAGGTGCCGGAGGTATGGTAACTCACGCAACTTATCCTGTATCACCAGGTGGAAACGTAGGTGGTAACGTTGGAGGCGGTGGTCCTCAAGGAACTAGTCGTGGTAATCCAGGTGAGCCAGGCTCTAATTCATCATTTGGTAACATGACTGCTCAAGGTGGCGGTGGTGGTGCTAGTTGGGATCAAGGTCCAAGATCAGGAGGTTCTGGTGGAGGAGGTGCTCGTCAAGGTGGAGGTTCAGGAACACAAGGTCCTTCAGGTGGCGGAACAGGTTACGGAAATTCAGGAGGCTCAGGTCTCGGTGGAGGTGGCGGCGGTGCCGGCGGTGGCGGAGGTCCAGATGGACAACGTGCAGGCGGAAACGGTCGACAAGATAATATTACAGGTACATCAGTTTACTATGCAGGTGGCGGAGGCGGAGGCCAAGGTCACGGAACAGGTCCTTCAACTGGAGGATTAGGCGGCGGCGGACAAGGTCGTGGTGGTGGACAAAGAGGTACAGACGGTACATCTAATAGAGGTGGTGGTGCCGGAGGCGGTGGACACCCACCAGATTCAAACGGTGGTACTGGTGGTTCCGGTGTCGTTATCGTTTCACACTAATTTTTAGATAGTTTTAATTCAACAATACTAGCAAATAGTTTTTCTAGTTTTCTTATGTCTTCACATAAGGTAACTATAGGATATTCTCTAGCTTCTCCATTTTCATAAGTGGTCATATGACCTTGTTTTTGAACTTCTATATTATTATCTTTACACATTTTAACAAATGGACTATTAGCTAAGTCGTATTGCCAAATTTGTTTTAATTGAAATTGATTTCTTAGAAATGCAGAATCAGAAAGATTACCTTTAGTTTCTAATTGTTCACAAATCTCTCTAATTAATATTCTATCATCATCTGTTATATTACCATAATCATATTCAGGTGTAAAAACTTCTTTACCTAACATCAGGTCATCTTCTTCAAAATCATTACTTTCAATAGATTCATCTACTAACCAAACATCAATATTTGATTCTTTTTTAAAGAAGTATAATATAGTTATAATATCTAAGCCATCTGGCGATAAATTCCAATATTCATTATTAGAATCTTTATATACCACAGGCATATGTACTCTACCATTGCAGATTAGATTTAATAATTTTATTAGTTTATGTGGATGTATTTCTTCTAAGGGTACATCTACACCTTCAAATATTTTTGCACCACCTATATCTTTTAATTTTACTGACTTGCCTTTTCTGGATCTATAATACCATTTACTTGATGACATTTGTTCAAATGGTTTAAAATCTCTTGCATTATCATATGCTTCATCTACGATTGGAGAATCAAAAGCTATTGTTTCTGGTAATTTTATCTCATCGTATTTTATTAAAGTTTTTACTTTCTCAAATATATCCTTCATTATACTCCTTTTGGAAGACCTAAATTTGATCTGCCGTCTAAATAATTGTTGTTTTTATTTTCTTTTCTATTATAGTGTAAAAAACATTGTACATGGTGATTGCCTTTAAATGCTTTTCTATAATGAGGTACTTCACAACCTTTATAAACTAATAAATCTCCAGGTTCTAAAAATATCTCTTTTGTTTCTTTATTATCTGTTTCAACATATATAGGCCAATCTTCTCCATCATAACCTACACAAAGCGTAGTTGATATTTCACAGCTATCTCTATCTGTATGTTTTGGTAATGTATCACCGTTTTGATATAGTCTAAGATAACCATAAGTATATACTAAACTTTCGCCTGTAAATTGTTCCATACCTGGTAATAAATTTTCTAAAATAGTTTCAGCAAACTCATCACCATAAAAATTATACGATTTGTAACCCATTCTTTCATTACCAAAATGGCCGTCCCATTTATCATCAATGTTACCTAGAGTATTATATCTATGACCTAATCTGTTTGCTTTTTTTAAAGTATATTGATAAAATAAATTTATAATATCTTTAGGTATAACTTTGTTTATAACAACGTATTTGTTTTGTTTGAAATAATTTGAAATCTCTTTGCTCATTACTTAAAAGGCCTTCCTAATCTCCAGTTTACTAGACTTGTTCTTTTACCACTTTTTACAGGTGTTACACAATGATAAACACTTGAAGGAAATATAATCATTGATCCTTGAGGTCTACCTTCAACACATTCTCTAAATCTATCTTTATCATGTGGACCTGAATCAAACATTAAATTACCACCCTCATATTCATTTGGATCAGTTAAGTTAATAGTTACACTTAATTTTCTTACTTTACCTATTAAGAATGGTGATTGTGTGTAACCATGAGGAAGTTTACCATTCTTTTTCATATCAACATTTGTATAACCTTGTATGTAAGGTTTATACTTAGCAAACTCATCACCCATACCATCACTATGCCAGCCATAAAATCCATCTTCTTTATATACAGTAAATTGAGCGTCTTCCCATGAATCAATATCAAAGTTCCAACCTGCCTCTTTATTTGCCTGGTCTATTAGAGGATTGATTATATCAAATACCCAATTCTCATCTATCCATGATACTTGACTATCTCTTATAACGCTTTTTTCTACATCAATGCCTTGTTTAAGCATTTCTTCTATAGTTAAATTATTTTGTTTTGATTGTGTATTTAATGAAGCTGTATCTCTATCACCAAAGGTCGAGGCCTTTTCTTCTATTTTTGATAGACCTAATTCTATAATCTTATTACATTGCTCTACACTAAGCGCTTCTTTTATAAAATAGTATATATTTTTAAACATTATTAATTTCCACCAAATCGATTGTAGTATTATTTATACTATCATATTTAATAGAAAATGGCAATCCTGGAAGACTTATAAATAGAAGGAGATTATGAGAGTATTGAGCGTATCACCATTCCACGATTCAAGTGTGGCTGTTATAGAAGACGGCAAAATACTATACTTTTCAAAAGAAGAAAGACATAATAGGATTAAGAGGTCAAAAGAACCTTACAAGTCTTTAGATTATGCCATGGAA